AAAAGGGCAACTATCGCAAGGCTGCCAAGTCTGCTGGTGCTGGAACATTTGAAAGTGCTGCTACTATTGGTGCACTATTGAGTGGTGGTGCTTCCGCTACTGGAAAGACAGCATTGAAAACTGCAGTTCAGTCTCGAGCCAAGTCTGGTCTTAGGCCTATTGCTGGTCTTAAGTCCAATCGTCCTGGGGCTCTTGGTACTTCTCGTACTAGGAGTTTGATGAGTTCTCCTGCTAAGGCAGCTTCTAAGAAGCCTGCCGTTAAGAAGCCTTCTGTAAAGAAGCCACCTGCAAAGAAGCCTGCTGTTAAGAAACCAGCTGCAAAGAAGCCCGTTGCTAAGAAACCAGTTGCTAAGAAACCTGTCACAAAGAGACCTCCTCCAAGAATTGACACATTGGAAGATGCTATTAAGTGGGCTAGACAGGGTTTTCCTCAAGTTCCACGTGCTGCAAGAAAAAAGTCTTGATGGTTGTTTCCTAATTTTATTAGGTAACAGATAGGGCTATTGGTATGAACCAAACAGCCAAATTGGCCCATACTCTATACGGGGAGCCAACCACTAAGCACTCCCGTCTATCCCATGCGGAAGGCGCTCGCCTTGCTGCTCCATCAGGTCCGTATATCGGGCGTAATCGTTGCATAGCTAACGATGACACATGTGAGGGTCCTAAGGCCCGTGGGACAGATTTCTGTATTGGACATTTACGTTCTAAGGGTGAGTCTAAATGAGTATAACGCTAACGCAGCTTCGCACACAGGTTCGCAACATGGTTGATTTGGATGAAACTGACCTTCCAGATTCTATTGTTGACCAGTTTGCTCGTGAAGGTTTCCAACGCATTTATGCGCTGGAACGTCGTTGGCCTATTCTCCAGGAATCATATACATTTAATACTGTACCCAATCAGCGTGAGTACACGATATCTACAATTGGCGATATCCGTGAAATCATTTCTGTTGTGGACACATCCACTCAGGGTGCACGACTTAATCTTATTGATTACAACGAGGCTGAAGGTATTTGGCTTGGCAATCTTGATGTTGCTAGTCGACCTTATTTTTACAGTTTTTGGGACAAGAAGCTTCAGCTTTGGGCAAAGCCAGACATTGTTTATCCTATGACTGTTCGTGCTTTTCGCAATCCTGTGTACACATGGCTTAGCAATGATGATGAGGCAATTGACCTTGATGAATGGTTTCATGCGATTCTCCCTTACTTTATAATTGCTAGGGTTTATCAGCGTCAAGAGGACTCTGATTTGTCTGCTATGCATATGCGTTCTTTTGATGAGGGTGTTGCTTTTGCCCGTCGTGACTTGATGAAGGCTTCTAGCGCTCAGCCTGTTGTCATGTCTGGTGGCAAGCAGTATCCAACGCTTCAGCGTTGGCTACAGACTCTTGGTAGGACACTTTAGTAGTGTCTCAGGTTACCGTTGAGCGGTATGACGATTTTACTGGCGGTCTAAACCTTAGGGCCGACCAGTTTCAGCTTGCTCCCAATGAATCACCTGACATGTTGAATGTTGAGGTTGACCCTCGTGGTGGTTTGTTTACTCGTGGTGGAATCCGTGAGATAAACTCAACAGCAATTACTGGAACATGGAACCCACACAAACTGTATGCATTCCCTGGTGCAACACCGCACTTGATGTTGGCTAACCACACAAAGGTGTACAAGTCAACTGGTGGAAACTTTACCACTCTGCAGTACTCATCTGGTAATGATGTAACTGCAGCACAAACGCATGGTTCGTGCATGGCTGCATGGGGTAAGACTTTGTATCTAACAACTGGCACCGCAGGTAGTGGTGGTTATTCTTGGGTTACTACGGATACATACGCTACTGCTTTGACTGCTTCTGGTTCGTCTCCCCATGCGTGGCAGACTACACCAACTTCATCGGAACATAAGATGCCAACGGCTGAACACATTATTGTTCATGCGAACAAGATGGTTGTTGCTAACACAACAGAGGCTGGTGTGGCACATCCCAATCGTGTCCGTTGGTCACTTGAATCAATCCCAGACAACTGGAACGAAGATGACTACATTGATTTCGAGGGTGGTGGAGAAGGCATTACTGCTCTTGCTGTGGTTAGCGGTCAACTTGTAGTATTCAAACAAACAGCAATGTACGTTGTGTACGGTTATGACACAACAGACTTTCAGGTTGTTCAGTTGTCACCACAACTTGGTGCACTAGAGCACGAACATATTGCTGTTGCACCAAACGGTGTTTATTTCTTTTCCCATCCACAGGGATTGTATTTCTATAATGGAACACAAGTAATTGACATTTTTACAAACTTGAAGTCAATGTACCCAGATGGTCATATCAACTCTACCGCAGATGACAAGATAAGTGTTTCGTATGTCAATGACCGTGTTTGGCTTTCAATGCCATTTTCTAAAATAACATCAGTTGATTATACATCCATCTCTTTTGTGTACGACCCAACAATCAACAATGGAACTTATGTTGCTCACAAGACTGCAGACGGTTACGGTCTAATCGGTGGAACCGATTGGACTAATGCTGATGGTGAATCTAAACCGTATTTAATTCATCCAACAATTCCTCGTGTTGTTGAGGTGGATGTTTACAACGAAGAGAAAGATTTACTTGCAACAGTTGAATCAAACTTTGATTCTTACTACAGAACCGGATGGGTTGACGGTCGTTCTTATTCAATGAAAAAGATGTGGCGTAGACCAGACTTTGTTGTTAAACAAACAGATACAGCACGACAAATAAATGTCAAAGTATTTCACAACTTTGAAGAGGCTTTGGGCAACGAAAGAAAGTCTTTCAATATTTCGCTAGAAGCATCAGCATCAGGAATGCTTTGGGGTGAAGGCTACTGGGGTGTTGGCAAATGGGGTCTTCAGGCCGCAGGTGCGCAGGTTGTGCGGGGTTCAAATCTTGGTTTAGCACGTGCTGTTCAGTTGTTGTTTACTGGTCCAGTTGGTTTGTTCTGGGGTATTGACAGCATTGCTTACAAATTTAATACACGAAAGGTTACTGGATAATGGCTATTACGATTACACACACTTTTACCAACGGAACTATTGCCGAGGCTGCTGAAGTAAACGCAAACTTTAACGACGTTGAAAACTATGTCAATGGTTTGTCCGATGGAACAAACATTGATTCATCTGCAATCACTGCAGCAAAACTTGCTACCAATGCTGTAACAACAACCAAGATTGCTGACGGCTCTGTTACTGAAGCAAAGTTTGAGGCAAACTTACTTCAATCTGATTCAGTAATTATTGCAGGGCAGGTGTTTGGGTGAAAGAAGCACTTCACATTCCTGCAATTACTGCACTGTCTTCTGTGGATGCCACGGCTATCCGTCAGATTACTTTGTCGTTGGTTGAGGCAATTGAGGACATCAAGAAAGAGGTGGAGACTCTAAAGAGTCGTCCACAGAGTAGTGCGTACACAAATCAAAGGAATGATAGATAATGGCATACAACCCAAGTTTGTTTGAAGCACGTCGTCGTGGTTTGGTGGAAAACTATGGCGCTACTGGTGCAATGAATGCTTACAGTAATTTTTTGTCAAAGCGTCGTGGCAATCGTGACTTAGTGGAACTTAATGAAAGTTTTGATAAGCAAGCACCAAGAGTTGTTGCTGGCTACGGCCAGCGTGGGTTGCTTACTCCGAATGTTCGTTCTGGTGCATTCAATAAAGCAATGCAAGAATTTGCAAGGAATCGGGTAAAGCAAACATCAGAACTTCAAAGAGGTTTGGATGAAAGTAATTACGGATTTGGTTTGCAAGAAAACCAACAGCGCACACAGTTCAATACATCACTTGCCGAACTCGAAGCAGAAAAAGCAAGGCAGATAGAAGAGGATGCACAAAACATTCTTAAATACCGAGCAGGGAGTTATGCATAATGGTAACTAATTACTATCCAAGCGATAAACCAACTAAGGCACCAACTGGTTTCTCTTCTTCAAAGAGTAATCCAGTTGTTGCTGTTGCCCCAAGACCAATTTCTTATGGTCAAAGTGTTCAGCAAAATATAAGGAACGCAGATTTTAACGCAGGCAATATGCCATTTGTTAGTGGTAAAGATATGTTTGCTGAAGAAGATGCAATGGCTCAAGCCGAAGCAGACTCAATTCTTGCATCCTTGGGTTCTGGTCTTGGAAATTCATTTAGAAATGTTGGTGCTGGTAGTGGAACTGGTAAAGCCGTTTCCGCAAGTGACAAACTCGCTCGTGACAAATACGAGCGTGAGAACGCAATAGCGATTGAGAAACTTCGTCAATTGCAAGACTATTACTCAACAGGTAAATACAATCAACCGTGGGATGAACTGTCTACCTTGTTGCAGAATCAGAACAGGGCTTCGACCGGGGCAATAGAAGGAAACTACCAAACTGGTATACAGAATATTGGTCAGGGTTACGACACGGCACAAGGTATGTTAAACACTGGGTACTCTGCACTTGATGAATACTTGAAGCAGAATCCAAACAACCCATACGCAAACTATCAATCAAGTTTTACTCCTAGTCAAAATGCAATGCAACAATACCTGTCTGCATACGGTGTTGACCAGAGTCCCGTTAATCAACAAGTTGCCGCAGAAAATATTTCTGGGCAACTTGGTGCTGACACATTTGCTGCATTGAATGAAACGCTTTCGAGAGTTGCACAGCAGTCCGACCTGTCCAGGCTTGCAGAGTCTCAGATGGGAAGGAACTACGGCTCAACAATGCTTGGTGCTCAACGTGCTGGATACGAGGCTAACGCTGCCAATGTACAACAACAGGCTCTCAACGACTTGCTTACTGCAATAAACTCTGGAGAGTTTGACATTGCCAAGGGTCGTGGAACAGCAAAGACCGCTGCTGAGCAAGCGGTAATTGATGCCTCGGTCCCAGAAGTAGACAATCCAGCGAATGCTGCTATTGCTGCTGCAGCGACCAAGTCTCCTGCGGTCACAAGGTTGGTCAATCAAGCAGCCAATGCAACAAGCCCTGCTCTTGTAAAGCGTATTGATGCGTTTGTTGCAAAGAACCCAGAGGCAACTCCAGCACAGGTAGCAAAGGAATTCCCTAAACTTGCAGCGGTTAAACCCAAGGCAAAAGGCAAGTAACGAAAGGAGTATAAGGTATGGCGACTATTCAAGAAATGATTGCGACGTTGGTGGCCAATCAAAGTGGAAAAGGTTCTACTTCTGCCGCAGACTTGAACCTGCTTGGTAACGATATTTTCGGTGCTGTAACTGGAACGTACAACGAGAAGCCACAGTTGACTCCAGAGCAAGCGATGCTTCAATACGCACCATACATGTACTCGCTTTTGAACAGCGCTGACCAAATGTCTACCGAGGCAGAAATTGCTCGGGATGTTGATGCTGGTGAACCAGCACCAACCATTAAAAGATATATTTTGGCTAAAGTCGCAAATGGCGACATTCCGCCAGAAGAAGAGAAAATCTTTCTTGATGTAGTTGACACCCTTGTGTCCGAAAAACAAAAGTACAACGAATACTTGATGAAGCCAAAGGAAGATTCATTTACTAAAATGAACCTTCCACACAAAGACGAACGATACGACCCGACGCAGATTGCTCCAGAATTATTCCAGTCAATGATGTCCAAGATGCAGCAAAGCCAAAGCGGTGTCAACAATAGGTTGTCTGCCATCAATGCAGCCAACCCTCAGGACAATGCAGTCTCCTACAAGGCTGGTAGCCCAGAGCAACTTAAAGTTCTTCAGCAGCAGATTCTTAACGAGTGGAAACAATCAAATAAGCCTTGGCAAGAACTTCAACCATTTGACCCAAATAAAGATTCTGCTAGAACATTCAGTCAAGTTTTGGAAAAG